CAGCTTCTTCAGCTCAAGCTCGTGCTTCTGTTCGGCCCTCTCGGAGTAGAAGGACCACGCTTTCTTGCCCCCTAGGACGGCAAGCAGAGCAAGCACGACGGCCAGCACTGGAGCATATTCGCCCCCAATGTCGGAGGCCACGCTCGTCGCCTGCTCGATCTCAGCTGAGACTGGGATCTCTTCGACTGTCTCGATCTGCTCTTCTTCCATCGGTTCGACCTTCCTCTTTGTTAGCAGGCGGTCAGCTTCGCGCTCGCTGGGGGCTTCTGTATAGATCCGAATTGTTGATCCCGACTCCAGACTACAGTCATGAATCTTGTGCGTCTCGCGCTGATAGCGGACCTCACCGCCATCGAGCAAGATGGCCCGGCTGCCTGTCTTTAGCGTGCAATCAGGCAAGGAAGAGCCGGGACTATTTCGACCGGAAGCTCAGGCCCTCTAGCAGCGCGATCCAGAAGTTGATCATTTAACTGCGGATTCAAGCCGAGAGATCCGACGCTGCAAGCGGAATCGCGCAGCCTTCGCCATCCGGGGGCCTTTCTCTTCGAGCTTCGCCCGGAGCTTGTCGAGACGCTTGCCTCGGAGCTTCTCCTTGCGAGCAATCGAGCGGTAGATCCCCAGCGCTCCGAGGGCGACGAAGAAGCTGATCACACCGTCCAGCGCCTCCATGATCGGGTCGGGAAAATTGACTGCCTGATCGATCCTGTGTGCAAGCTCGGCGGCGAATGCGGCGTCCTGCTCAAAGTGGTTGAGCCCCTCGACCTCTGGAGACAGGTCGGAGATCACATCGACTAGCTGGTTCATCACGAACCCGCTGTGTTGGTTCAGGAAGTCGGCAGCCTTCTGTCGCTTCTCGATTCGACGGTCTTTCTTACTCATCGCCAGCAGCCTCCTTCACCTCTTCGACAGCGGCCGCGACCTTGCGTCCCGACTTGATGACCTCGCTTACGTCTACGAGCCCTTGAGCGCCCACGAACGAC